CCGCGCGACGAGTGCGTGGTTGGCCGCCAGTGACCACTCGTAGACCGAACGCCCGTAGACTGTGCGGGCGTTGTTGTCCACCAGCTTTGCCTGGCCCGGTGCCGCGTTTCCGATGGAGCGGTTCAGCGACGAAGTGTAGAACGCCGCCGACACACTGCCGTCCCCCAGGGTAAGGGTGGAGTACGAACAGGAGTAGGCCGAGTCTGTTTTGAAGATCAGTAGGCGGTCATAGTGGCGGATCATAGCGGTAATGGGTGTATTGGCGCTGTCCACCGCCACCGTGTTGTACTGCGGGAAATACTCTGCCGACGCCTGCCCGTTCTCGTCCAGGCCGGAGAAAATCGCCTCGTTGGTGCCGTCTCCATACAAGAATGCCCGGCTGTCCGATTCGCCGTTGTAGAGCTCTGCAAACCGCATTCCGGTTACCTTGGCCCGCTCTCCCGTGCCCTTCCGCCATGTAAAGGTAATTGTGTTAACACCCTTTGGCGGCGCAGAGTCGAAGGTCACTTTTCCTTTTTCCAGGTCTGCCGTATACTTGATCTCGGTGCCCTCCACCGAGATGACCTCGTCCAGCTTGTTCTCAGGGAGCTGGAACTCCTTGGCCTCGCCATCCGGGGAATACTCCGCCCTCTTCTTCCCTGTCAGCAGATTCATCGGCTCCAGAAGCGTGCCGCCGCCAGTGGGCGGGGCCGCAGTAGTGACAATGGGTATGTATCCCTCCACCGCCGCCGGGGCCCCCTCACCGTCCCAGGAATAGTATTCCGTGCCGGTGAGGATGTAGAGCTTATCGGAAAAGCCAAACATGGAGGTCTGGCTGTCGTGGATGGCCCCCTTGTCCGCCGCCGTGCGCTCCTCCAGATCCAAGTCCCACAGGTGTCCGCCGCAGGCCGCCAGAACATGGTGCTTCCCCGCGATGTAGCCGCTCCACATCCCTCGGACCGGGTTCCCGGAGGACAGTTCCGCCAAGAGGCCGTAGCCGGGCCTGATTTGCAGATGGTTTTCGGCGGTAATGCGGAAATTGCGCATCTCGGCGGCCTCTCCCATTTTCATGTGTGTGTCGCCGTCGGGAGACTCGTTCAGGCCAAGCCACTTCTTAATTTGATAGATTTTGGTCTCACTGGTGCTGACAATGTTCGCCACGTCACCACCTCCCGAAGCATCCGTACTCAATCCCGCCGTACATGGTCTCGATGTCCTCCGCCTGCGCCGGAATCGCACTGCGGTACTCCTCCAGCAGCTCGTCATACCTCTGGTTGAAGTAGGCGGCCACGTCCGGGTTTTCATCCAGCAGCAGATGGGCCGCCAGCCCATAGGGAAGAACGCCCTGGCAAATACCGTCGTCCAGCCCGATCGGGGTGTCAAAGTCCGCAATCTCCGGGCAGATAGGCCGCTTGCCCGGCTCCGTCACCCGGTAGGTGTCCGAGGCCGGAAAACACTCCACCCGCAGTATGTTGAGAATGGGGATTGTGCGGTTTTTATACTCGCGGGTATCCGCCGTGTCGGTGGCACCAGTGGACTCGTTCACCTCGTCCATCAGGTTCATGGCCTTTTCAAAAATCCATTGGGCGGTCGTTGCCACGCCGTTCTTCCTCCTCTCTGTTGGCAGTCGGGCGGGGCTGAAGCCCCGCCCGGGCCGTTTCTGCTTAACCTCCGGCGCCTACTACGGTGTAGCTGGCCACCGCGGAGGGGAACTTGCCGCTCTCCACGTCCACGGCCTTGACCACAACGCCCTTCTCCGCGCTGAAGGTGTTGGAGTACACCTGGGCCGTGGCAGAATAGCGGGGGTCGGTGCCATCCACGGTGTACTTGCAGGTGCCCTTCTTGGTGATGGTCACCGTGCCGGTGGTGTCCTTGATGGTGGGGGCCGCCGTCACACTGCCAGATGCTCCGGCCACATACAGTCCGTCGGCCTTGGTGCCCAGCACGAAGGAGTCGTGATAGATGCGCCCCTCCAGCAGATTGCCGCCGATGCCGGGCGGATCCTGGTGGATCTTCATGTCGTTCAGCTTCACCGGGTCTACCGTGGAGCCCTTGTACTTCACCAGGAAGTACACCCCGGCGGGCAGATAGGAGGCGGGCACCCGCTTGACTACCATATTGTCAATCTCTCCCACCTCGCCCTTGCTGACGGACTTCTTGCCCAGGGCCTCGATGGAGATGAACTGGTCGGACAGGGCCAGCAGCTTGAAATACTCGTTGGGGATGTAGAGGGTGCGGTTGCTCCAGGGAACCAGCCGGTCGGACATGGCCGCGCCAGCGTCGAAGATCGCGTCCACAATGTCGCCCTTGGTCGGCGCAGCAGACAGGCCCTCAATAATACCCGCATTGGTGCACCACTCGCGGAAGCGGTACTTGTCCACATAGGGAATGACCTGCTGCTCAATCTGCCGCTTGGCGGCGCGGGTGGCCCCCTTGATGTTGTACTGGTCGGACTGGTTGCCCTTGTCGATGGTGAACGTCCAGGACTTCTCGTCCCGCATGGTCATCTCCTGGACGGTATCACCCAGCTCCACGGGGGTGCCGTACCGGTTGGAACCGGTGCGCTGGTAGTCCACCAGGGGCACTGTGTCCACGCTCCACACCCGCACCGTGCGGGTGCCGGAGAAGGAGTAGTCGTGGCCGGTGGCGCTGTCGGTCAGAGAGTCCTGCTTGAATGCCTCGGCTACCTTCTTGGAGAAGGCTTCCGCTAAATTGATTGCCATAATACTTCCTTTCCGCCCTCACCGAACCGGGCGGAGGGATGGGCCTCACCGTCTCCGGTTCGGCCTCTTGGGCTCTTTTCATTAATCTACCTCGTCCCAGTATTTGGAGATTAGGCCGGCGTTGTCGTCTGCGGTGTCCCCGCCCAGGCTGCCGGGGGTCTTGTCCCGGTTGGCCTTGTTCTGCCGCTCAGCGGCCAGCTCGGCCTGGAGGCGCTTGTTCTCCCAGCGGGTGTACGCATTTGTGAGCGTGTCGCCCCCGCGCACCGCGCCCCACACCTCGGGCGGAATGCTCTTGGGATCTACGCCGGGGTATGACTGATAGAACGCCTCAATGTCCTGCTTCCGGGCCTGGGCCTGCTGCTGAGCATGCTTCAGAACGCTGTTTTGCTGGTCTTGATACGCCTGGATTTCGGCCCGCTGCCGCGCAAGGTCGGCCCGTTCCTTTTCCATGCTCACCCTGGCTGCCGCGTCCTGCTCGTTCATGCCGGTTGCGATGAGCTCCTGCTTTCTGCAATAGTCCAGGTAATCGCCAACCGACATACCGTTGCGCTGGGCGTAGGATTTCACCAGCTCCAGGGCGGGATCCGCTTCCTGTCGGTACTGCCGGAGCTGGTCTCGCTCCTGCCGCACATGGTCGTAGTCCCACCCCTTCTGCGCCATGGCGACCAGCTCGTCACGGGTCACCTGGCGGGTCTCGTCCCGGTTCTTGAGGGTAAACAGCTCCGGCTGCGCTACCGGCGCATCCGGCGCTTTTGGTTCCGCAGGAGGGGTTTCCTCGCCGCCCTTCGGCTGGTCTGCCGCAGCCGCCGCCTCCGTCCCCTCTGCTTCGCCCGCCGGGTCCTCCGCGCTCCAGGCGGATTCAATGTCGCCCTGCACGGTCTCCATGGTCTCGTCCATATTGCTTCGCTCCTTCCCGCCCTGGTCTGGGCGGCTTTTATTTGGTCACGGCTGGTCCGCCGCTATACCCGTATCTGGGAGAGGTCCATTCCCTCCATGCCGGTCTGATTGATGGCCCTCTGTAGGTTCCCGTAGCCGGAACCCGCCGCCAGGTCGATTGTGTTACCCTGCCCAGCCTGTACGGCTCCCGTCTGCCCCTGCATGGCTGGCTGAACCATCCCCATCCGCTCCCGCAGGGTCTGAATCAGCTCCTGCTGGTTGGAGATGTAGCCGTTGGGCACCCGCTCCAGGTAGTCCACCACGTTAATCTGGCCGTTCATCAGGAGATTGTCCAGGGTCTGCATCTGCGCAATCTCACTCCAGTAGGCCGAGCCGCCCACGTCCAGCTTAATGGACAACGGCACCTGGTTGAGCAGGGAGAAGTCAAACTCCGTGGGCCGCGGCTTGTCGTCCGGCACCTGCCCCAGGTAGAGCATCTCCTGCTTCTCTTCCTCGGTTGGTTTCAAGTCCACATAGCGAACCCCATAGTAGGACCGCATCTGATCCAGCCAGATACGCCCCAAATCCTCGACGCACTGGAAGAAATTCTGCTTGGTTAGCTCCATGGGCACCGAGGAGGCTTTCTGCAAGGCGATGATGGCGGAGGTGTTGTCCGGCCTGGTATCGCCCAGGGCCGCGTCTGTGGCCCCCATAAACTCCTTGGTGAGGGAGATGGCAAGCTCGATAAACTGGCTCACCTGGGGCGAGATGGCCGCCGGGTCGATGGCACGGGCCACGTTGGTCACGTCTCCGCCGTTGACCGGGATGGCCTTCCCCACCCCGGAGTCCCACCGGGAAATCCGGGTCTTGTCGTACACAATCTTCGGATAGGCGGTGGTCATGAGGGAGATCATCGTCATGGCAAACATCTTGTTCACGAAGATCTGGTTGGGAATCAGCCCGGTCACCGCCGCCTGGCCGTGATAACAGTTCTGCACGTAGTCCCAATTCATCCAAACAATGGGATAGAGCTGCATCCCCGTGTCCCACTGGCTGCGCACCACCGCGTCCTTGGTGGTCTTGATGGCGCGGACGGTTCCCCCATCTTTCCAGAAGCGGGTGATGGTGGTCACCTTTCCGTCGGTCATAGCGTCAAAGCGGTCGCCGGTCTCGTCGCAGTCCGATAAGATGTCCTCCGCCGCGCCGCCCTGCGCCCTGGCCTGCTCCTTTACCTCGTCCAGCAGCTCCCGGCGGGAGATCAGAAGATAGGGCTGGCTCTGCACATCCCGGTTTGTGGGGTTACCGAAGGACACGCGGGTATTTTCCAAAATTTCTGTGCGGATGGTGCCCTTCGCCGTCTGCCCGGTCTCCGCATCGGGGTCAAACCAAACGTAAATGCAGGCGTCTCCGTCTACTGCGGCGTTGCGCATGAATTCGCGGGTCTGTTTCCCTAGCTTATTCTGCTCAAACAGGGCCTCAAACTGGGCGTTGACCACATCCGTCAGCCGTTCCAGATCCCCCAGGGCCGCCATGCCGGAGGAGGACAGAGGCGACGCCGCCATTTTGAGATTGTCCGTGGCTGTAGAGGCCACCACATAGAGGATGATCCGCTTGATGAAGTTGAACACTGGGGTAGGAAGGCCGTTGGACTGCACTCCCTCCCACTGCTTCCCGATGTAAAAGTTCTCGTTGGCCCGCACATTGTCATACAGATTGAGCCCGGCCTTGAAGTTGCAGGCCGTCTCGTACTCGTTCCACACGGACTCGGGGGTGATTTCCTTCTTTGCCATCACTCACCCTCCCGCCGGGGCGGCCACTGATAGCCCATGATATTGTCAATGCCCTCCTGCAACAGCCGCTCCGCCTGGCGTGCGTCCTCCTCCGCCTTCGGGTCGGCCCCCGTGGCCGCATGTCCCAGCTCCACGTGCACCTCCGGCGCGGGCGGTTCCCACTCCAGCCGTTTCTCCAGAGCCTCCAGGCGGGCCTCCAGCCGCCCCACGTGCAGGGCAAGCGAAATCAGCTTGTTCATGTCCTTATCCTCCGTAGCTCAGATATCCGTCGGCGGCCTCTCCGCCGGTCATGTAGTCGTCGTACTCCTCCACATAGTCCACATCGTCCCGCTCCGGCCGCACCGGCTCCAGCCGTGCCCCCATCATCCGGTAGATCAGCCCATAGCGCAGGGCGTCGGGACTGTGGGTAATCTCGTGGGGCTCTTTGGCGCAGTCCGAGGGGTTCTTTTCGTCGTGCTGGAGGGCGGGCAAATCCCGGATCATCCGAGGGCAGTCCTCGGTGAAGAGCATCCCCGGGCGTCCGTCCGGTCGCTCCTTCAGGAACTCCTTCACCACCATCCAGCCCTGCACCCGCTGGCTGGAGGCCCGGACAATCCCGATGCCGTTCTCCATGAAAATCTCGGCCATGGTGCGCCCCGTGTCCTTCTGGGTGCTCCACATGTCCGGCGGGGCGACGGTGAACTGAATCTGCTCCTCCGGCGGGGTCAGCCGCCGCATGGCGGCCGCCGCTTCAGACACAATCAGGCCGCTCTCGCAATACTCCCGGTACACCCACACCCGGTCGTCAAAGTCAATGGCGAACCAGTAGCAGGCGAACATATCAAGTCCGTAGTCAAACGCCCGGTAGCGGGGCCACTCCGTCGGCACAATAAAGGGCTTCACTACGTGCCGCTCCCGCCGGAACTCGCTGAAATACTGTCCGGCCATGGCATCCCAGTCGCCGTAGCGGTGTGCTGCCCGGATGTCCTCGGGAAGCGTGTCTAGCATCTGGATGTACTCCGGGGACGCTTTCAGCAGCTCCTTGTTGTCCTCCACCGTGGCTGGGATGAAGGAGTAATCCCGTCCGCTCTCGACGCCCTCATACTCTCGTGTGACGAACAGCCGCTTCACCCACTGATGCCCGACGCCGCCGGGGTTACAGGTCAGATAGAAGTGCTTCGGAATCTCGTTGACGCCGCGGAGCGTCGCGCCCATGGTGCGGAACTCATATTCGGTGAAGTGGGTGGCCTCGTCCATGAAAATCCAGTCGTATTCCTGGCCCTGGTACTCCGTGATAGCCGCTGCGCTCTGCAAGTGGCCGAACTTCACGGTGGAACCGTTGGCGAAGAACAGCATTCGCATGGTGCCGTTGTAGGTGGCAATCAGGTCGCCGCAGGGCCGCCCGTCCATCGTAGCGGAGTTAACCAGTTTGTTCATGGGCTGGATGATAGTCTGCTCCAGCTCCGGGTAGGTACGCCGCAGAATCAGAATCTTGATGCCCGGATACTGCAAGGCCCCCCGGATGCAGGCCCGGATCAGCACGTGGGTCTTGCCGCCGCCCCGCGCGCCGCCATAGGCCGTGTACCGGGTCTTGCTCTCTATGAACTGCCACTGCTTGGGATACAGCTCCCCCAGCTCCAGCTTGATTTCCCCCGTGGGCTGATTCGGTTTCCGCCTTGCCACAACCTACCTCCAGACAAACGAAAAGAGGCCAACCGCCGAGTTTTCCTCGGTAGTTGGCCTCTAGGGCTCTTTCAATATCACCGGATGGGATGCCTTGCACTTGGGGCAGTAGGGAGCCACCCCGCTCCCGTGGGCACCCTTCTCCAGCGCCCCGATCTTGGCCCAGGTCACCGGACACAATACCCATCCGCCCTGAACCACAGCTCTCTGTTTTGAAATTTTCGGGTCTGCCATGAAAACATCCCCACCCCCTGTTTTGTAGTACCCCCGCCCCCGTCTCCTGCAACTGCGGGGCGGCAAATTTGAGCGGGTGAGGATTTGCACCTCACATATGGGCCTCACCAAAGCTCTACGCCCACGACTTCGCCGCTGTTGCTTTGTTCTTCACAGACGGTTACTCTTCTTCACTGTCGGCGTCTACTATTGCTGGTAATCGCACCAGTTTTACCACAATTAGTGTCTATTCCGCCACCGCTCAATGGTACAACGCCCGGTGCCACTGCCGAGTATCTAAATCGTTTCTCTGGGCGGTCACTCACCCCTGGCATACTCCGGCACGCTGTTGGTGCCACCGCCCGCCTCATGCGGCGAGGAGCGGCATATCATCGCCCTGCTGCGTTGCAAGCCGCCATCTCCCATTCGGGAGACGGGCCAAGACCATTGCCATACAGGGCCCTGGAGCCGAGAGGCGGTAATGAGCCGCCACACGTCCACGGCGTTGTCCATGGCCGCCGCTTCCGCTTCTGCTACTGCACTCGGCATATGTGCGCTTCCCGCTTAATTGTCACACCCTGGTCTTGGCGGCGACATCATGATTAGCCACTCGCAGGGTAATTTTCAGCGGGATAGCGCGTTTTTGACTCTCAAAGGCTGCCATTATACCCGGAGTCGGCCAGCTATGGCTACTGGCAGGCCGCTGGTGATTTCACTGGCAAGATACGCGACCCCGATTCGCCAGTATAGTGTCTCTCCACAGTCATTTGCCGCATGGAGGGCGCGACCCTCCGCCCAGTTTATGGGGTGGTTTTCAGCCGTGCAGCGTAGGGGCCCGATATTACCCGCCTCGGTGCCGGGCGGTAGAAAAGGAGGATGCGGGAAAAGTCCGGCTCACGCCGGTGGCAGGGGATGCAGGAATCGAACCTGCGATATGAGGGCCAAAACCTCATGCCTTACCGCTTGGCGAATCCCCTGTGTAATGCTTTGGAGGCGTTTAGTGAAAGCGGTGATACCCCTATACCCTCCCTGGAAAGGCACCCCCGATTTTCCGCTACCCCCGTACCGGGTGGGGGTGGGGCGTGGGGGAGGGGCCTCCCCCTCCCCCCTGCTCTCTCGCTCACCTGCACGCCCTGGGGCGCTGGTTATCCATGCAGAGCAGCCCGCGCAGACACCCCTATATATTGTGGCCTTGAGACTGCATATTGCGAATGCAGTATGCAAAGCCTCTTACTCATTGCACCGCAATGGTTTGCCGCCTCGTTCAACTCAATAGAATCACTATTTTGTTGAGTTGGGCTTATCCTTGCCGAATGAAACGTGGATCTTTATTCCGCCTACACTATCCGGCTCTGGCCGGTCTGTATAGCCTCCATACGGCTTTTGCTTGAGTAGGAATATAGCCGCCGTGTCCTTGCGCTGCTCCAGTCGGTCGCGCATTTCCAGCAACGCTTTTTGGCAGATCGCCGGGTGTCTGGTATATCCAGGCTCCCCCGCCTCCCAAACTTTCCACTCCTTCTCCGTCACCCCAAGATGGAGAAGGAGTCCAGGCTTGGTAGGCTGCCGGCCATTGGCGTCGCAGTCCTCAAAGTAGGCGGCACAAGCTGCGTCCAGCTCCGGGGCGGTGTAGTATGATGGTTTCCCCTCCGCCGCTCTCTGCTTATCTGTTTTATACATGTGGCTGGTGCGCCTCCTTTCGCCCTTAACCTGTGAGCCTCTGCTCCTATCCAGGAGATCGATCGAAAATCGCGTTTTGTAAAATACATTACGCTAAAGTAAATCCGCTATCTATTGTACTGCAACAGATAGCGGATTCAAAAATTTTTTATTTTTGGTCATTTAAGACTTAGTGTTATGTGACAGTTAGGCAGACTAATTTCCTCAAAAAGTTATGACTTTCGCTCTTCGTGCTCTTCTAAATACTTATCCAGTGCGTCCCGTAATAAGGCGTTAACAGTGTCCCCGTGAGCGGCGCAGACTGCCCGCACACGGTCGGCGTAGTCCTTGCGCACCTTACACCCTAGTACCGTCATATTGGCCTTGTCCCATGCGTTATTGCTCTTGCGTTTTGCCGAGGTTACCATGTGATCACCTCCCGAAATCTTTATTATATTGTATCATGTCTTTTCACGGTTTAACAGTGTATAGTTTCCACAAAACCGCCCAAAGAACCTTGTGCAACAAGTCTAATTGACAGCACTGTATAACCGTGCTATCATGAAATCACCGCAAGGGACAACAGCCAAGCGGAATCCACCTGGCAGGAGGTAAACGAAATGGAGATTGATAGCATGACCCAGACCGAGTTAGCATCCTATCTTGAAACCCTGGCGAAGCTGGTAGAGGCCACGGCTAAGGACGCGCAGGACGCGGCCCGCATTATCCGGGAAGCCATTCCCAAGCAGTAAAAAAAGATAGCCGCCCAGCCCTGAACAAGCAAGCGACTATCTAAGACCCAGCGGAGGCGGTTAGAGCCTGCCATCTGGCCGCCTCCACTATAACACAACCGGCAGGGAAAAGCAATAGACCGGAGGGGAGCGCACCATGAAATACTTTTCCAACGTCAAGACCCTGGACGAGCTGAAGAGGGCTTACCGGCTACTCTGCATGAAACACCACCCGGACGTGGGCGGCGACACAGCCACCATGCAGGCCATCAACGCGGAGCACGACGAGCTCTTCGAGCAGCTGAAGCGGGCCCATAACGCCACCGCCGACGAGCACCACCAGACCACCGAGACGCCAGAGGAGTTCCGGGACATCATCGCGGCGCTGCTCCGTCTGGACGGCCTGGAGGTGGAGCTGTGCGGCTCCTGGCTCTGGATCGGCGGCAACACCAGGGAGCACAAAGAGGCGTTGAAGGCGGCCGGGTGCCGCTGGAGCAGCACGAAGAAGCTTTGGTACTGGCACCACGCCGAGGACGGCCACCGCTGGCATCGCGGCAAGAGCTCCATGAGCCAGATCCGCGCGAAGTACGGCAGCCAGACCTACCGCAGCAGCGGCGCCATCCGGTTGGACGAGGCGACAGCATGAGTTGGCAGGACCTGTTTTGGCGGGGTCGTGAGGCCGAGGTCCGGGTGTCTGGATACTTCCAGCACCCGGACCAGCTGACCGCCCCGGAGCGCGTGGCCTACTATGACCGGAGCGCGGCGGAGACCATCAAGCGGCTGCGTGAGACCGCCGAGGCCCTGGAGGGCTACCGGCAGGCGCTTGCGGCCCGATATGCTACCCTGGCGGCCATGCCCTACGAGTACCGGCTGGACCTTGTGCGCCATCGCGGCTGGTATGACAAGCACGTCACCTATACTGCCGCTCTGGTCCGCGTGTACCAAGATGGGCACGAGGAGGCGGAGGAGAGCACCACCTACCCCGGCACGCAGCGCCGTGAGGCCTTGAAGGCGTTTGAGGCGCTGCAAAGGTCCCGCCCCGGCATCAAGCTCAACGTGGATATTGAGCGCAAGGCGTGGGAGAGATAACTTCCCCCCCCTTGCCAGACGCGCCATGGGATGCTACAATCAACACAGATGCTACAATCAACACAGATGCTACAATCAACACAGATGCTACAATCAACACAATGGAGGCCCCGCGCAGGGGAGAGGGGAGAACAAACCATGAAAAAACTGACTGCAAGAAGAGAGAGCTTACTAAGTAGGCTCTCTTTCGTCGCCGGGGCGGCGCCCCCCCGCGCCGGGTTCCTACCTAGACCCCCCCCCCCCCCGCTAGGGGGCGGGTTTTCTGCGTTCATATCCAGCACGGTATTCCGCGTGTGTAATCCGTGTGTAATTTCTGCTCACGGAAGCGGTTTCCGGCCTTCTAGATCGGAATCAAAATCTTTGTTTTTGGAATCCTCAATCCATTGGGAAAGTAAGAGAAAACCCCGCAGCCATTACAGCTACGGGGTTTTCATTCTGGCGCAGAAGGAGGGATTTGAACCCACCCAAAAAATCTATATATCCATTGCAGCTCTAATCTCCACTGTTTTCCGTGTGCAAATCCGTGTGCAATTTTAGTTTCTCCTCCAAAAATGCGTTTATGATTTGGTCTGTTTCCTGGGCTCCGTCGGGGAACACATAACCATAAATCTGCTTAAAGGTGTAATCGCTAGTCCATCCATTTCGGGCCATGGCGTACTGATCCACCACATTGAGCAATATCATAATAGCTGCATTTGCGTGTCGGAGCCCGTGCACGGTGGTGTCCGTTATTCCGGCCCGCTTGCAGATGGCATGGACATGCTTTCGCACAGTGTCCGGGTGCCACTGGAATACTCTCCCCTGCTGCCCATGGTACATGCCCCGCAGCTTCTCCATGATATAATCCGGGCATCCGACAAGCCGCTGCGAACCTTCGTTCTTTGGGTATTCCTTTATAATCCATTTGTTATCTTTGTCCGGCACCATAGCCCGCCGGACCTCCACTTTGCCACCATCGAAGTCAACGCAATCCCAATACAGACCGCATATCTCCGATCGTCTCATGCCCAGCCATACGGCCATAACAATAGGCAATTCGCACGGATCACCCACCGCACAGTCGATAAGTTTCACGACTTCCTCCACAGTAAGATATTGCTTTTGCCTCTTCACCCGCTGGGGCAGCTTTACGCCGGACACGTCCACCCCATAGTCTTTCAGCACCGCGGTCAGGAGCCCATAGGCGTTCTTTATGGTCTTCGCGGATACTTTCTTTGCCTCGTCGGAGACGGCGCGTTGCACGTCCAGGCGCGTGATTGTATGTACGTCTCTGCTCATGAGGCCAGGAAACCTGTGCTTCCGCATCGTCTCATAGCCTCGTATCGTTGTAGGCGACAGCGCTCCTTCTCCAGCCTGGATATAGCGTGATATCGCCTCGTCAACCGTCACCTTTTGTTCTTTGTCCTTGCTCACCAGCATCCCCGTTTTGATTGCCAGCGCTTTCGCATGTGCAACCTCCGGGTCGTCGTCCACGACGGAGATCCGGCGCCCGTCCACCATCACCTGGCACCGCCAGGAGTGGGAGGGCAGCTCGACGGGTTTCGGGCCGGATAGCTTCGCGGCCTTCGCCCGCCTTTTAGCCCATAGCTTTTCCTGGTCAGTCATTGCAAAAATCCCTCCTGTCTGCTATAATGAGGGAGCAGAGCGCCCACAGGCATCTGCCCTTCTATGGCCGCCTCCGGTATTGCGAGTACCGGGGGCGGTTTCTCTTGCTTTGTGTCGATTGCTGTGGTATTCTTCCTCCAGGCACTGCACAACGGCAGGCGGTTAGCCACACCTCCCGAAAGGGGGTGAGGCCCATGCGGATCACACTACATATCGGACGGTTCACCGTTACGATTATTGTGAAAAGCAGAAACCGCCACTCGGCCAAGTGACGGTTTCTAGAGCTTTGCTTTATTAACCTCATACCGGGCTAACCGCTTGTTGCAGCGCCTTTCTATGTCTATTATAAACCGTCCTGTATTTGATTGTCAAGTCGCCTCATCACAATAAGCTATGATTTCATTCATTGTATCAGTATAGTGCTGGTCACATACATACCTTGCATTTGACGCGAATTTAAGTGCAGCACTATAGTTTTCCGTAAAATTGAGATTAAGGTCTCCCATTGTATCCAACGCCTTCCTCAAAGACGAGGTTCCGTTCTCTAAGTAGGAAATGGAATCCACGAGATCCTGATCATCTGAGTAAGAAATATCTATAAATTGGCGTTCAGCTTCAATTGCAGATTCAAAAGTATCTAAAAGGGTTTTTGCCTCCTCCTTTATCTCTCGCGCAGCAGAAGATGAAAGTAGCCCAGATGTCAACATTGCTTCGGAAGCAGCGAACCCTTGAGCAATCGTTTCCATTTCCCGGCCATAGTCGGCAAGCGACTTAAATTGATTCGCCTTCAATGCAAGTCCCCAAATATAAAGTGCATCTTCGCGGCTTAACTCCCCGGGTGTCCCATCCAATGTGACAGTTCCAGTCTCCCCATCCCAATCGACGTCCAACCCCAGCGCCTCTCCCACGGCCCGCACCGGCAGATAGGTGGTTCCATTGATCGCGAACGGCTCCACCGTGTTCCCGTTGGCATCCTTCGGCGTGATGGTCTGCCCGTTGAGCGATATCTTGATATTGTTATAGTCCAATGCCGCCTGAGTCCTGCCCACAACTGCCCCGGCGGTTCCAATCGTCCCGGCGATTACCCCAGCCACCAGCAGTCCCGCGACAAAACCTTTGTATTCTCTCTTCATTCTATCTGCTCCCCTTTCATGAATATACGATTAATTGTCCCATAGTCATCTCTTTCTTCTGTAAATCACTGTAAAAATGCAGTTCCAAAATTGTATAATTTTCCGTCTTGCAAAAATCGAACAACCGTTCTATAATGAGCTCAACACATCACCGTTCAGGGGTGGATTACATGACTGCTTGGGAAACACTAATTCACTGCAATATCACAAAGCTGCCTATTGACCTTGACCAGATCTGCAAATCTCTTGGTATCCTCCTATGCTCTTACACGCAAGGGTATCAGATTTTGAAGGAAAGCAACCTAGGCAATGAGACCTTTGGTGCGGACGGCTTTCTGATCCGCGGTAAACGCGGCGCTGTTATCCTGTATAATCCACACCTTAGCCCAGGCCGCCGCCGCTATACCGTCGCTCATGAAATCGGTCACTACTGCTTAAACCACGGCACTGGTATCATCCACCGTGATGCCAAGGAACAGAAACCCCGTCCTCAAATAGAAATCGAGGCCGACCGCTTTGCCGCGCAGCTTCTCTCCCCCGCCTGTGTTCTGCGGGCCCTGCATGTAGGTGGTCCTTTCGCCATCCGTCAGCTCTGCCATATCAGTCAGCAGGCCGCCGAAATTGCCTTCCAGCGGTTAAAACGTCTGCATGACCTGGATGCCCAGTGGATGGAGGAGCGCAGTTGTTCTTACTTCTTTCAGTCTGGAACTGAATGGTGCCTTTATCGGCAGTTTGAGCCGTATATCCTAGCTACCACTCGTCATCCTCCCGCTCAGAACCCGTGTTCTGCAAGTTGAACATTCCCTCAATCAATTTCCACTGTTCATCGGTGAGCACTCGGCGCGTTGTGCGTCCGCCCCTGTGAATAATCACTGCGTCCCCCCGCCCGTCGGCCTCCTGGCCGGCGGGCTTTTCTGTTTTCTCTGTTCCTAAAAGATAGCCGACGCTTACTCCGAAATAATTAGAGATTTTATCCGCTGTTTTTGCGCTAATTCCGTTTCTTCTTCCACCCCTGAGTTCTGTGAGCAAATTGGGGCTTATTCCAATGTCTTTACATAGTCTGTATCCTGTTATACCTTTGTTTTTACATAACAGATCTATCCGATCAGACAGGATAGACATAAAATACACCTCCGTTTTGTGCATTATTCCAAACCACACAAAACGGTATTGTTTCACCTTGACTATCACAGCAAAAAGTAATAATATAGTGACATGGCAATCCCGTTCTGTGTGACACACAAACTCTTGTTGACGCTTTGAGTTTATTACACAATACGGTAATTGTCAAGATAGAATATACCTGCCAGACAACAGAAAATGCGGTGAAGGTGCCTCTCCACCGCATTTCCGCCGGGTTAATTTGTCCTCACCAGTTCGCGACATCCCTTTCGCTATGGTTGGCTTTAGGGGTAGGCGGGGAAGGCACTCCCGTTACGTTCTGGCCGATATCCTGTTGCGGCCCGTCCGCACCGCAGGGGTCAGCGCCTCATGGGTGGAGGCATGGGACAACGGCTCGGCATCATGAGAGAAGCTGCGGTAACGAGCTTTTCCATGATGGCCTCACCTCCCTTCATTTGCTTGGGTGCCCATGGAAGGGGCCACGTGTGGCAGGTACATTCTATCCCATTTACTTTCACTTGTAAAGGAGGAGAGAGCATGAAGAAAAAGAAACGGCCCATTACCCCCTTCGGGAAGGACGTTAAACGCCGCCTGATCGATCTGGAGCAGGATCAGGCCTGGTTGATCGGAGAAGTCCGGGCCCGGACAGGGCTATACTTCGACAGTTCTTACATGTATAAAATCCAAACCGGCCAGCTTGCGACGCCCAGCATTGTCAACGCCATCTGCGACATACTCGCCATAAAGCCATGACTCGCCGCAAGACGAAGGCCCCAGCGGCCCCGACGGCCTGGTGCCGTCTGCACGAGCGCTACATGAATGACGCATACATCCACCTCCGCCGGTGCTGCCTCAAGGGCCGCCGGGGGCCCTGCAAACACCTGGAATGGCTGACAAAAGAAAATGCCCCCGCCAGTGCTGAACCCACCGGCGAGGGCGGCAAACCTAATTGAAGCAACCAATCAGGCTTGCAGGAAGATTGTACCACAACCTCCCTGCGGCCGCAAGCGCAAGGAGGAATTTTTGTGAACGAGAACGACAGAATCAAGGACTTGGAACTCCAGGCCCGCAACACCCGCCATTTGGTGGATCGCATCATCTACGCCGCCTATGGAATTAAAGTCCAGGAGCTGATTAAGGCCCTGTGTAACCGATAGGAGGAGAAGCACAATGCCGAAAGTGTATCTGACCGCTGACCAGCGTCTGGCGGCCCGCTATGACGCCATGGCCCAGCGCCTGGCCGACGGTCTGGCCGTCTACAAGTGCCGGAACCGGCTGCGCAACCGGGATATTGGCCGCGCCCTGGGTATCCGGGACGAAACCGTCTCCCGGCTTTTGGGCGGCGACCGCACCGTCCGCCTGAACATGGAAACCCTGTTCAAGCTGGAAGACATGGCAAAGGAGGTGAGCTACCATGAGCAAGACCCGAAATGAGCGCCGCCGGTCCCGCCGGGAGGCTGTGAGTGCGGTAGTGTTTACCGCCTGCATCGTGGTAGCCTGCGGGCTGCCGAACTGGGTGGAGTGGCTACTATGAACCGCTATCTGATTACAAGCGTTGCGGCTCTGTTTCTCTTACTGGCGCTGGTTGCACTAGTTGAAATCATCTGGAACCAGGAGCCGGAGCAGCCAGCCATTGAAACCCCGGCGGCAACCACCCCGGCCCCCACGCCCACCGGCCCGCTCACCATCCAGATCACCGGCCTGGAGGGCGCGGAGAGCATCGA